GCCCAATACCCCCCCTGTCCAAATTCGGGAGTTTAGGCACCCCTGGGAGGCCCGAATGTCGATCAGGGACGCCGTGGAAGCCGCTGTGAGCGACTCCGAGCCCTCGTGGCGGGTAGAGGTGGCCCGCACGTTGGCGGACGCTCTGGACGAGACCCCGAACGCCTCCGTGGCCCGGGAGCTGCGGGCGGTGATGCATGACATTGCTGCGCTGACCGTCCCGAAGGTGGTGGGTCCTGCTGATGAGCTCCGCCGCCGTCGCGCTGTCCGCACCGCCCAGGGTGTCGAGTCTCCCTCCGTCGAGGAGTTCGGCGGGGGCTGACGCCGTCGAGTACGCCGCTTCGCTGGGTCTCCGGATGGATGACTGGCAGGCGGACGTGTTGGAGGGCGCGTTGGGGGAGGTGGGCTCCTTGTGGGCCGCCTTCGAGGTCGGTGTGACGCTCCCCCGTCAGAACGGGAAGGGCGGCATCCTCGAGGCCCGGGAGTTGGCCGGTATCGAGCTGTTCGGTGAGCGGCTCATCATCCACACGGCGCATGAGGTGAAGACAGCTCGGGAGGCCTTCCTCCGGATGGAGGCCATCCTCGAAAACGCCGAGCAGAAGTTCAAGGTTTCCCGGGTGAATGGAGCGGAGGGGTTCACCTTCCCGAACGGTTCTCGCATCAAGTACGTGGCCCGGTCGAAGGGCTCTGGCCGTGGGTTCTCCGGTGACTTGATCGTCATGGACGAGGCGATGTTCCTGTCGGAGGAGTCAATGGCGGCGCTCCTGCCGACCCTCTCCGCTGCTCCCAACCCGCAGATTTGGTACACGGGTTCCGCGGGGCTGTCGGAGTCGACGCACCAGCGGAGCATCCGTGACCGTGCGCTGGCCGGGAACGACCCGTCACTCGCCTACTTTGAGTGGTCCTGCGAGGACAACGCCGATCTTGACGACCCGGCGAGCTGGTGGCGGGCGAATCCTGCGTTCGGCATCCGCATCTTTGAGGATTTCGTCCGCAAGGAGCGGGCGGCACTCTCAGAAGAATCGTTCGCAAGGGAGCGGCTCGGGATTTGGGAGAAGGAGCACGGGGATCAGGTCATCCCCGTCGCCGACTGGTCCGCGAACGCCGACTCGTCCTCGCAGCCGCTCGACCCGGTCACCTTCGCTCTTGATGTGACACCGGACCGAAAGACGGCGTCCATCGCCTCCGTGGGTCGCCGTGCCGACGGGTTCCTCCACTGCGAGGTGGTGGACAACCGCAAGGGGACCGGGTGGGTGGCGGCACGCACCGCCGAGCTCGTCGCTAGGTGGAAGCCGTCGATGGTCGTTCTCGACCCCGCCGGCCCGGTCGGGTCTCTCCTCCCCGAGTTGGAGGTGCTTGGCGTGGAACCGGTCCTTGTCTCGGGTCGTGAGATGGCGCAAGCGTGCGGCCTGTTCTTCGACGAGGCGACCGGACGTCGACTCCGCCACCTTGACCAACCGGTGCTCAACGCGGCGCTTGGAGCGGCCAGGAAACGGCCCCTGGGGGACGCCTGGGCTTGGCACCGTCGGGACCTGACCGACATCTCCCCCCTTGTTGCTGCGACCCTCGCCCTATTCGGGCACGTCCGTTCCACCTCGGTTCGTAAGCCGCAGGTGTTCGTGCCACGCCGAATCAACTAAGAGGGGAGAGAGCGTGCTCATCGACATCACCGTGCCAGCCTCCCCCGGGTGGTGGCTGGCTCGTCTCACCCACAAGCTGGAGGACCGTCGACGGCGCTACGACCGGCTCGAGGCCTACTACGAGGGGACCTCAACCCCGGAGATCCTGACGTCGAAGGCGACACGGGCCGCCTACCAGCGGTTGATGGGGATGGCCCGCACCAACTTCGCTGAGCTCGTCGTGGAGGCTGTCAGGGAGCGGATGACGGTCGTCGGGTTCCGCACCGGCGCCGATGGTGACGAGTTGGGGGACCGGGAGGCGTGGCGGATCTGGCAAGCGAACGCGCTCGACGCCGACTCTGACCTTGTGCACCGGGATGCCCTGGTGATGGGTGACGCGTACGTGATCGTCGGCGGTGTCGACGACGAGATCGGTGCTCCGGTCATCACACCCGAAGACCCGCGCCAGGTCATCACAGAGCAGGACCCGATCCGTCGGCGCAAGGCGGTCGCTGGGCTGAAACTGTTTCATGACGACATCGCCGGCCTCGACCGTGCGTACCTATACCTGCCGGGTGTCGTATACCGGGCGACTCGTAAGCGTCGGACCGACTCGACCGTGTACCTCCAAGGGTTGCACGGTTGGGAGTGGGAGGGTGCTGACAACCTTCCGTTCGACACGATCCCCGTGGTTAGGTTCGCGCTGCGTGGCCGGAAGGCCTCTGGCGAGTTCGAGCCACATATCCCGCTGCTGAACCGGATCACCGACACGGTCCTGCACCGGATGGAGGTCGCAACCCTCCAGGCGTTCCGACAACGGGCGATCAAGGGTGTCCCGGCGTTCGATGAGAACGGCGTGGCGATCGACTACGAGGACGTGTTCGACAACGACCCGTCCGCCATGTGGCTGCTCCCCGAGTCGGCGGAGATCTGGGAGTCAGGCCAGGTGGACCTTGGCCCCATCCGCCAAGCCATCCGAGACGACATCCAAGACCTTGCCGCTGTCACGAGGACCCCGCTGTTCTACCTGACCCCGGAGGCGGCGAACGGCTCCGCAGAGGGCGCCTCGTTGGCTCGTGAGGGGCTGATCTTCAAGGCGGGGGACCGGATCAAGCAGGCGTCCGAACCGTGGGAGCAAGTGCTCTCCATCGCCTTCCTCATCGTCGGAGACCTGGAGCGGTCAAGTCGCAGGGACATGGAGGCGCTGTGGGCACCCCCGGAGCGGCACTCGTTGGCCGAGCGGGCTGATGCAGCGTCGAAGCTTGCGAACCTGGTCCCGTGGCGAACGATCCAGTCGACGGTTCTCCAGTTCTCACCGCAGGAAGTGGACCGGATGGAGACGGAACGGGCAATGGACGCCTTTATGCGTCCGGTTCAGGAGGTGGCGGATGCCACTACCAACGACCCTCCCGTCTCCTGACCTTGTAGCCGAGGCCACTACCCGTTACCACGCCATCATCGACCGACAACGCGACCAACTGTCGTCTCGCCTCGTCGTTGAGTGGGACCGCCTCGGCTCCTACAACCGGGAGGACGTGGCTCGGTACGAGGAGGCAACCCGGCTCCTGTTCGCCGCCGCGAAGCCTGCCGCTGTGACTGTCGGGGCCGCCTTCTTCGCTGTCGTGCTCGGTATCCGCCCCAAGGCTGTGCGACCCGACTTGATCCCCACCACGCCGGACGTAAGGGGGCCGTTCACCGTGATGTGGCACGCCTTGAAGAGGGGCCGCCCGTACGAGGAGTCCATCGGAGCCGGGCGGTCGGCCGTGTCCGCCACCGGGTTCGATTTCATCCAGTCCACAACTCGCCGGACCGGTGACTACGTGGCAGCCGCCTCCGGGCTCACCTGATGCCCGATGTGTTGGCGTGGCGGCGGGTCCCAGGTCCGAAGGCGTGTCAATGGTGTCGCACGATTGCCGGTCAACTTTACAAGACCTCTGAGACTGCCGACTTCGGCCACGCTCGATGTGACTGTGTCGTGGTCCCAGTCAGGCGAGACGGGCTCCCAGCGGATACGCAAGTGCTCGAAGAGGTGGACCGTTCCCCCTCAGGGTTGTCCACCGAACAACTGCGAGCACTTGCGCCAGACAGCCAGTGGTCCGAGGAGAAACGCAACCTGATACTTGAAGCGTTGCGCTCAACGGACGAGGGTCGAATCCTCGCCGACACGCTCGACAAGTTCCAAGACGGCGGCTCTATCGCCCGTCTCCGGTCGAACATCGAGAAACGACTCGCTGGCGAAACGCTCGACAAGACATCCGCTGCTCGTGCGGACGCCATCATCGACGCTCTCCGAGCTGCGCCGACTGACATCGCACCCGAAAAGCTGTACCGAGGCATGAGTCTCAAGGGGAAGTTCGACAACATCGCCGGCAAGTACACGCCTGGCGACAACATTGACCTGAACCTGACCTCGTTCACGTCCGACCGAAAGATCGCCGTCAACTTCCAGAAGATGACCGCAAGCAAAGGGTCGACGCGTGTCATGGTCGAACTCGTAGGGGAGGACAAGCATCTCTTGCCGATCCAGAACCTCGCTCGTGACCGTCGACTCTTCAAAGAGAAGGAGTGGGTCGGCGGGGGCCGCTACGAGATCCTAGAAACCAAGAAAGCGCCTGACGGTGCTCTCATCGTTCGCATACGACAGGCGGCGACATTGTGACCGAGTGGGACTTCGACGAAGACCTCGGCGGCACCTTCGCCTTGGACAAGATCGCCTCCAACGTGGCCCCAACGACACCTGTCGATGAGGCCGATGAGGTCGAGCCTGCCGCCACCTGAGCTATCTCACGGCCCCGCATGGGGCACCCACCCAAGCCCCGCATGGGGCACACCTACCCATCCCGCACGGGAGAGACCAATGAGCGACACAACAACGACC